TCTATCTACGCTTATTTTAATTCCTATACTCATACTATCCGTTACTTATTTTTAAATTATGTGAACCATCACGATAAACTCTACCATTAATATGTGGGTCTGATGTTGGTAGCGCATTCATGTTTACATTACCATCGAATATTGCCAATCCATTTACTCGCATTGTATCTAATACTGGTTTATTGAATGGAACAAATATAAGTGAACCCGCAGGAATATCGTCTGTAAAAGTTTGCGAAATAATTGGTATTTCTGTATCGCTTATTGCTATATCTGCGCTCAATTCGCATTCTACTATATCGCCTGCATAACTTGGTATTAGTATTATCTTGTCACCATCCTTTAAATCTCTTAATACAGTTGCTTTTATCGCTGTTTTAGTTCCAGTTAATGTTTCTGTTATTGGTGCTATTATTCTTTCTGAATCATAGTAGCTTTCTCTCCTTTGCTCATTTCTTATACCTTGATTCAAACTTGCAAATGCACTTGTAGTATTACCACCTTCTTCTATTTCTACACCACCATGAGTATCTATTGTAGATATGTTTCTGTAAATCTTAAACCACTCACCGCTCCACTCCATACTTTCAAGATTCAATTCGCCACCATTTAATATATACGAATCACCTTGATATAAATATCTATCGTAAGGATTTCCATTTGTAATTAGATTGCCTTGATAACGTGGATTAGGGTAGTATTGTGGTGCTATCGTTTCAATTAAAAGTAATTCATTAATATCATAGGCAGTACCGCCACCATCAGTTTTCCATTGCGCTGTACTTATTTGTGGTGCAAATTTACTACCAGTATATAATGAACCATTTAAACCTTTATTATTATCTCCCAAATAACTTTCAGGCAATTCAATGTCCTCACTATTTATTAATCCGCTTATACTATCTACTTCATAGCCGATATAGTTTTGGTCATTAGTTCCGTTGTAGAAATTTAAAAAAGAACTATTAGCAATTGCATCTATTGTAATAATTGGATAGTTAGCTGGTAAACCTTCCCACCTTGCTCCAGTTTGCGAAAGTGTTTTTACATTCCAAATATTCATATAGTAAACTATATCAGTCACTTCAATTTCTGCATCTACATTTACTCCGCTTGGTAAAACTGGTGTTATAATATTTATACTAAAATCAAAATTAAGATTAAATATTGGCAATTCAATATTATATCTATTTGACGAATTTGTACTCCAACTTAATTCCCTTGTAGTTAAATCTAATTTTAAATAATAATTACCAACTTTAAATTTAATATCTATACTTATATAAGTTTCAGGATAAATAGCACTTGCATATACTGAAACACATTTAAATCTACCATTGAATTGCATTTGCTTGCCACCAATAATATCACCTCTATGAAGTGGATTGAGTGTATTATCAAATATATTTGAACTTGGATAAATTAAATTTACATTATTTGTGTTAAACTTCCTTCTAGCTGATTTGATTGCAGGAAAATACTGCCAACAATTAGTGCCACTTGATGCCCATTCGCTTGTTTGATTGATGTTAGAATCCCACGCTACTAATGTCTGCCCTAAATATGTACTATCAGCTAAATATTTTCTTTCTTTCCACGATGCATTAGTGTAATTATTTCTTGAAATAATATGAAAATATCCTTTAGCTAAAATTATTCTTGCATCAAATAACATTAAAATTTGTTCAAGAATATCATAAAAAGTAAACGCTTCTAACTCCCCATTTGATAAGGTATTGCAAAATGCTTTTGGATATACAGTAGTTTCATCTAATGGGTCAACATTAGTACTCCAATGAGTACCTGATACCACCATGTTGTATTCATAAAAGTTTACCGAATTAGAATACAATGTATCTAAAATTGTAATTCTAAAATATATCGGGGTGTATTGCAAGCATTGCCACAAATACCAATTTAATGTTTGTGGAGTGTAACTAAGTGCATTAGTTGTATCTGCTAATTCTGTAAATCTAAAGTCTTTTAAACGTGCTAAACCATCGGTAAATTTAAGTTCATAAGTGTATGGATAAGCAGCATCTTCACGTTGGTTTAAATCATGCAATAATACACCAATCCAATAAACTTCATATAAATTTGTTGATGTATTCCATTTGTATAAATGACAATAGAACCTTTCTTCTTTCGCTAACTGAACATCGTTAAATAACCAATTTTCTAAAGTAGAATTATCAACTATAATAGGTACACTTAAACTGCTACCTTTAATGCTTGCGTATCGCTTGTCATTTTGACTTTCGTAGTTTAATATTGGTGGGCTTGATGTTGCTATTTCAGTACTTGGACCAGTTATGTAGCTTGTATCCCAAATCTCTAATTTCCATTTCTCATTGAACTTAGTAGATTGAACATAACTTATATATTTTGCATTACTCATTATCTTACTCTGCCCCTTTCATAACCGCTTCTATTTACACTTACTAAAAGATTATTGCCTCTAATTTCGCCACCAACTTGCAATACTCCAAAATTGCTATTCATTCCACCATTCCCAAATGTACCTGCATTGATACTTCCACCGCCACCACCGCCACCGCTTGGACTTACACCACCACTAGCACCGCCTGCACCTAATACCCCTGCTGCTATATTTAATCCTATACCTGCTGCTGTTGCTGCTGCTGCATGACCATACGCTTGTATTGCAAAATAACCTGCTGCCATTGCATACATAGTCATTGCCATTGCATTACATACATCTGCTAACATTTGTTTAAGCATTTTACCACCATCAACATTTTCACCTCCTAATGCCTTACCTAATGAATTTCCAAAATTTTGAAGTGCAGGAACTATCATTCCTTTTAGTGTTTCACCTAGCATTTTTACACCATCATTCAAAACTACCATTCTCTGCCCTGCTTTTTGAATGTCATCCAATCCTTTTGCTACAAATGTAAAAGTAACTGTTTGAGGTATGTTTAATTTTGCTTCTTCTAAATTCTTAATTATACCTTGCTTTAAATCATCATTATTGACTAAACCGCTAAATATATTTCTTGATTTTTTAGGCTGTATTAAATAAATCCCTTCACTCATGCCACCTCCTTCGAAGCGCATTTCTTTGTACATTTTTTTGACTTCTTCTAGATACCTTTTGTGCTCATCTTCTAATTTTTTATTATTTTTATTTAAATCTTTTAATTCTTGGCTTTTGTCTTCTAATTGCGCACTTTCTTTTAAAGCATTTTGATAGTCTTTTAAAGCATTTATTTGTTGCTGTATTTGGGATATATTAGTATTTATTTCTTCATATAGTTTTCTGCCTTTACCACTTACTTCAGTAGTATCAATTTTATTTAAAAACTTTTGTTTTTCAGCTAATTCTTTTTCTTTTTGAGCTATTGAATTTTCTACGTTCATAGCCTTCATTTCATCTACTGAAACACCTGCTTCTTTAGCTGCTATTTGTAAACGTAATTCTTTATTATGATTTGAGACACTAGTAGTTAACCCTTTTAAAATTCTTGAATATGTTTCAAGGTTTTCATTTTGTTTTTTTTGTGCTAATGCGGCTTCTTCAGTTGCCTTTGCTGTATCGTATTGGTCTGCAATATAATTAATTATTTTACCTCCAAAAACAGTCATTAAAGTAACACCTATACTTATAGCACTTTGCCAACTAAAAACTGCGCTTGCTATTGACTTAAATGTACTTTGAGTTTGTTGCCCACTTGCAGATAATTCTAAGTTTTTAGCTTTTAAAATATTCAACTGATCTACTAACATTGGTATATTATTAGATATAGCCATAAAACCAGTTTGCATTGAATAAGTAAATGCAGGTAGTTCTCTAGTTAATTGATTAATGGACATATTTAGTCCATTATATCCATTTGAAATATTTCTAATTGCAGGTAATTGTGCAGATTGAGCAGTAGATGCACTATTTGATATCGCTGAATTTACTTCATTTAATTGTTGTTTATAAGATGAAGCCCTTGTAGCAGCAGTTTTAAATTCTTCACTTGCTGTCCCTAAATAAGTAGCTATTATTTCTGCATCCTTACTTGATTGCCTTACTGCTTGTGATAATGATTTAAAACCTTCAGTAGCAGCATCAGTAGCACCGCCAATTTTAGCAGCACCATCTCTTACAATTCTAGTAGCCTCGTTTATATCACTTGGTAACTTACTTGTATTGATTCCTAATCCTATGCTAAGTATTTTGTCAGCCATTATCTAAGTTCCACTTCTTTTTAAGTTCTTCAATTTTTTGTTTTGTCAATCCACTTGATTCATCTTCGGTTTCCCAATCAAATTTAATCAAATCTTGCGCTTTTAATGGTTTGGTTACATGACAATTTACAAGCCATGTTGTTTGCCATCTTATGCGCTCCCATTCGTTCTGGTCTTTAAATTTTAACTGCTCTAAATACTTGTGATTTATTGCATAAAATTCGCAAGGTTGTATTATCCAAAATTCAACTGCACTCATGCCGATTTGACCTAATGCAGTTGAATAGTGGTCTAATATTAAATCAAAGTTGGGGGCTACTTCGCCCCCTTGTCGTTTTTTGGCGCAAAAGCATTAGTTAATGACTTGTTCATCTCCATTGATACCTCATAAAAGGCTGATAAATTTTGATTGAAATAGTCTTCACATTCTTTCACGCTGATTGGCATTTCTGTAAGGTTAGAATCCTTAATAATTGCCCCACCAAAAATACCACTCGCTAAATAGATAGGTGCATTTTCTAACGCATCTAAATTACCGATGTCGAATATCTTAGTATTCGTTAATTCTTGGATTTTTTTTAATGCAGTGTAATTAAAAACTACATCATGTTTTGCTTCTTTTATTGTTACTTTCATATTGCTTTTTAGTTTTGTTGGTATGGCAAAGGCAATAGCTTAAAAAGCTAAAAGCCAATGCCAATGCCACCCAGTTAGTTAGTTGCTTTAGTTATTGCTCCAGTTCCTTCAAATGATACTGTATAAGTAGCTGTATCTTCTACCGGTGCGCCTTGTTTAATTGACTTGATAAATGCTGAACCTTCATAGTACACATCTCCGCTCACCGAACTACCTACTCTTACAGTTACTGCCGAACCAGTATTCCACGCATCATACAAATCTACAAAGAATTGATAAGTACTACCAGTCTTTTCTTCATAAAATCCATTTGCAGAAAAGTTGAATGATTTTTTATAAACTAAAATCTCTCTCCATCCTGCCGATTGTTTTGTTGTTACGTCTTTAATCTCACGCTCTAAGTTGAAATCATTTGAAGTTAATCGGGCTATTACTTTGGTTGCTACCTTAATTGTAATATCCGTTCCGTTTACCATTCCTGTTGTTGCCATGTTCTTATATTATTATATCGTTGTTTTACTTAAATCTGCTGTGCCTTCTATTGAACAAGTAAAAGTTGATGTATCTTCTACTGGGTCTGTATGCTTTAAACTTTTTATATATCCATACCCCGAATATTGCTTGTTGCCATCTATTTGGTCTGAAATTAACATAGTAATTTTAGTTCCATTATTTTGCAAGTCATAAAGTTCATCAAACGTATAACCACTTCTTGTATATGGTAACGCTGTTGCTCCTATGTTTACCATTATGTTTGATACTGTTGCACTTGTTGCAGTTCCTTTGTAAATATCTACATACACATCTACACCATCAGTAGATTGAAAAGTTGCTGAATACCTAGTTAAAGTTCCAGTTAAGGTTATTGATTGCGTTGTGTTAGTATCTGCATTTCTAATTCTAATAAACATAGTTCCACTACCTTTAGCATATAATGAGAATGTTACATAATCATCAATTTGAATATTATCTATTGATTGTGTTATTTCTGATGCGGTAAAGGTTATCAAATCTGCTGTTTTTCTACCAAAAGCATCAACTGCACTATTACTTGTTATTGTGTTTGTTCCTTTGCTCCAATTATTTGCATTTGCTAAATTCTCACTTGATTTCACCAAATTAACTCCCACACCTTTAATAAATCCATTTGCTGAACCATTGAAACTTTTCTTCATTGGTTTGCACTCTCTCCATCCTGCGCTATCTTTACTTGTAATGTCTTTTACATCAACTTCGCAGTTAAAATCGTTTGAAGTTAATGCTGCTATCGGGTCATTGTCGATTAATAAAAGTATATCCGTTCCGTTTGTCATGTTCTTAATTTTTTATTCTTAAAATATAATCTTGCTGCCATCCATAAATGCCATCCAAATCAACATTATCATTGTACATTTCGCCTTCATTATCAAACACTATTGATTGCACATTAACACCACCATAAGTACCTGCTGCCTTACGTTCTAATGCTAATCTAATTGCATCTGCTACATTGCTTAGTGTATCGTAATTATTATGCAATATATTAATCTGAACCCTTATAATATCTAGTTTAGATGGTCCATCTTTATCAATCGTTGGCACTAGACTAACTTGCTCATAAACTACATAAGGGAAAGCAGCTAAATTATTCGCTTTTAATGGCGATATTCTAGTACTTACATAGCTTGTTACTGCCGATGTATTAGTTAAAATGTTATATATTGCTTTACCTGCTTTCACTAAATACTCCAGTCTTTTTACCTGCGTCTATGATTACTTTTTCATACCCTTTTTTTAACTTTTCAAGCATTGAGTTCTTCATCTTATCGTAAGTAGGTCTAATGAATGGATGCGCTGTCATTCTACCTTTAAACCCTTGCTTAACACCTGCCTTTGCTAAATTAGCAGCTACATACTTACTTATACTTCCAACATATCTATCAACTGTTCCATACTCTACTAAGTGTGCATGATTACCGCCTTCAAACATACTTTTTTTACTCGAATATTTAGGACCTACCCATAAGAAATTTGCATTTTTCTTGCTCTTAAACGATTCTATACTATCTCTTAAATTTCCTTTGTCTACTGGAACTGCCGACCTTAAAGCTATTATTAAATCATTAGCTACTGATTGATTAACTTTTGCTATGTCTTGAAAGTTTTGTTCATTTGACAATAGTTTGATTCCATTAACAATATCATCAATCCCATCAATGCTACAATACATTGATATTCCATTTGAATTATTTGTATTTATTGCTAATTTACTCATTATTTTAAAATTTCACCAACTATTCTAACTGCATTCCTTCTACCATATTCAGGTGCTTCATAAAATGTTACGATTGAATATTCAAGTCCTTCATATTGAAATTGCCATTCATTTGTAACATTTGTTACATCGTTAAATCTTACATCAATAGTTAATTTATCATCTACGTTTCTTTTACCTTCAATGAACTGCTCTGTATTTGCTCTAGTATTAACATAGCACCAAATTGTACTCACCTCTGTATATGTGTATGAGGTTGCACCACTTGATGTACTTTGCGTTGCTACTGGGCTAAACAAAGTTATTTGATTGTCAAATTTACCGCTAATTATATCCACTTAGTATATACAAAGAATATTGGTTGCTGTTGTATTTGTGCTAAATACTTTTTTCACATCATAAGGAAATGGACCTACTGGAACATTCTTAAATAATTGCGCACCTCTGCTCGCTGCTGTTGCTGTATCTGTATCAGGATGACTTGACATTAAAACATTAACATCCCCACTCACACCAATATACAATGAACCGCCTACTCTTTGAGTTGTTCTTTTAAAAATCCTATCAACCGATGGGGCTGTTGTTGCTGCTCCAGTTAAATCAACTGCCGAACCACCTAAACTTAAAGATACTTGAAAAGTATTTGTTGCACTACCTACTATGAAATAATTATCAGTAGTTGTGATTCCAGTAACCGTTCCTAAACTTGGAAAAATTACAATATCACCATCACTATAACCATGTGCATTTAATGTGAATGTATCGGTTGCTAATGTTACGCTTGTAATTGCTTTTTCTGCTTCAGTTACTTGTAATGGTAAACTATCTGTTATATAAGCGGTATTGCTTGGTGTTACTGCTACTGCGTTTGTTCCTATTAAATTTCTCATATACTTATTGTTCTATTATATCTGTTATGGTCTATGTCTAAAAGTGTATAAACTCCAAATGGCAATTCTATTGCATTTTGTGTGCTTACTTGATTTCTATTATCATACAAACTTGTAATGATTAAGTGCATTGCTTGCTTATAATTTGCAGGTACATTAGCTGCACTTGTATAGCCTGCTACAAACCTAATTTTAAAAGCATTTAAGCTATCTTTCATAGTCGGCACTTCACTAAGTCTAATTCTACAAACTGGGCTTATTAAATCAACTTCATAAGTGCTTGAATTAATAGTTTGTTCAGTTCCATTTGCATCAATATACTTAATACTTGTAATTGATTGTATTGGAAACTTATTTAAACTAATATCCACTATCTGTACATCTTGTTTATCAAAATTAGCTTGCAATGTTTGTGTCATTAATGGTCTCCATGTGAAACCTTCTACCCACTTACGAGCAGCTACTATCAATGAAGTGATTAAAGCATCTTCTAAGGTATTAGTTACCCTTAAATTTAGCTTTGCTTCGGCTAATGTAATTGGCTCGCTTGATGGCTCTGTTATGACTGAATATGATTGCACTATTTTACTGCTTTTTCTGTTTTAGATTCTTTTACTGCCTTTTCAATTTTAGGCTTCGATTCTTCAATTAATTCTGCTATGCCTAATTGAATTAATTCATCTGCTTGGCTTGCTTCAAATTCGCCACATTCACCTTGAGAATAACCTAATCCAAAACCCATTGGACTAGATAAAAATTTTATTTTTTTCATTGCTTTTATTTTTAGAAATAATGAGGGGAGTCGAACCCCTCATTATTTGACATTGTTAAAATTAACCAGTAATCAAATCCAATGTTTTTACTATCGTACCTGCACGCTTGATGGTAGTATCCCAATAAGTGTTACAGATAATTCTTGTTTGTCCTTCTGCTGCTGCTGTGTATGGGTCAATAACGATATCCAAACCACCCCACTGACATACTTTTAAGTTACTAAAATCACCTGCGATAACTGCCGAACAATTAGAACTTGAAGTACCTTTTGTTAAGTTATTTGGAAGGTTTGAAGTTACTAAGTAAGGAATGTTATTGATAAATCCAGTTGCTCCATTGAAATATGAACCATAAGGAATTAACATTGCACCTGAACCAGTATCTACTGGAGTTGCCATCAATAATGCTTCTGTATTTGGATTGATTAACCAAAATATTTTGCTTGCATCTACGTTACCATTCAACAATGTTTTTCTCATGTTCTGAATGTATGTTAGTGATGGCGCGCCTCCATTTGTTCCTAAAGCTAAAGTAGCTGCGGTTGCATTTGCGGTGATACCAGTCATTGCATTAGATGTTCCAGTTCCAGTTAATACTTTTCCCTCTACATAAGGATATAAAGCATTTTGTAATGATTGCAATAATTTTGCATCCATTGTAGGGTCTTGAATCATCAACTGATTTGATAATAAGATTTTACCTGCAATTCTCTTTGGTGATACCGAACGATTAACAGTTACTGCATCTGCATCGGCTGCGGTTGCGTTTTCTGCTGCATCGGCAAAAGTCCATCCAGTTGAGAATCCAGTGTAATCAACATTGGGAACCATACCCATTTCCCATTCTGCACCTACTTTGTCTAATACTCTGTTAGAACGTAACACATCAAAGAAACCCATCTTGTCAGTTTGTACAAAGTTTCCACCTGCACTTGCTGAACCTGCGCTCATAGCACGTTTTTGGATTGCGTTTAATGCTTTCAAGTTGATGTAATGACCATTACTTGATGCACCTAAAGAACGTGCTTCTGTCACACCTTCATCTAAAATCTCACGTTCTAAACCAGTGATAGGCTCATTACGATTGATTGAGTTGAAGAATTTAGTCATTGAAAAATTACTCATTTCTCTTTCTTCTGCATTCATGCCATTATTTGACTTCTTACCTTCAACGCTTTTCTTTGCAAATTTCTCACGCAATTCAGCATCTTTGATTTGATTTTCAAAAGCCTCAACTTCTGATTGGATGTTTCTAAGAATGGTAGTTTCATCTGCTGATAACTCACGTTTTTCAGTTTCTGCTTTATTTACCAAATCAACACCTTCTGTTCTTTTTAGAGACTGTAATTGTCTCAATTCTACACTTGTTTTCATGTTGTTTATTTTATATTAAGTTAAATTTATGCTTGTTAATTAAGTAGTAATTTTCGTTTATGTCAACTGGTCTTACTTGCTTTTTTCTTAGTTCAATATTGCGCTTGCAAGCTTCTATTTCGGTTTCTTCATAAGCAGGATTAACTACTGGACCTACATCGTACAATTTATCAATCTTGGTGATAGTTCTTATGCAAGTTCCATCTTCAAAATCTTCTACCATCTGCTCGGCAACTGTGAAGGCAAATGAACATCCTCTAATGTTTTGAAGTTTTACGTTTTCCAATACATCATTACCAATAGTTGTATTAGGTGCTTCAAATTCGAAGTATAAACCTTTCTCATCTACTGCTAATTTCAATGTGCCTTGCCCATCTTTTAAACGTGCTAATAAGTATTCAGATTCATGATTGAATAAAGCTACTACATCAGTCATATCACACTCATCAAATGCACCTACTGCTATTGTTTCTTTGTAGCCATCCCACATTTCATAAAACGCATTAAATACAGCACTATAACCTTTAATAGTCCTACCTTCTTCGCTTACAATGTCGCTTGCTCTTAAATTAAATCTTCTTTCCATTATTGTTGTTGCCCTCCGATTGGCTCTGATTGTGTTAATTGTAAATTCTTTTCTGCTTGACCTTTCCAAAATTCAATAGCTTCATTTGCAGGTATCATGTTACTTGGTACATAATTTATATTACTTGCCTCATTGTCTATTGTATTCTCTCCCCACATCTTGCGCACTTCATTTGGTGTTATACCACCACTAGTAAACATAGTTCTTGTCTTACGTTCCATCGCTGCGCTATCACCTCTATAATAAACTTGAGTATCAAAATAGCCATCCAATGTTTCACGCTCATTTATTGCAAATAATTTCTTATCCGCTTCTTGTTCGAATCTCACTATCCAAGGCATCAATGTATCTGTTAAATACTTAATGTCTGTTTGCTCCAATGAACTATTATTTGTATCTGATAAATCCGATAATTTACTTAATGGCATTCTAAACCATCTTGCGATTTCACCTCTTATCAAATTTTCAGTTTCTATAAATTGAGACTTTTGCGGGTCATAATTCATCTGCTCAAATTTCATCCCACTTGGACCACCACCTATACCACCTTTCGAGAATGAATTGAGAAACATATTTATATACGTTTGCAGTTTCTTTTCATCATTTACACCCTCGAAAGTTAGCAAACCACTCATAGCTGCACCTTCTTTAAAATAATTGCTTGAATAGTCTTGAATTGCTAATGCTTTGCCTAATGATTGGAGTTGAAATCCTAAAACAGATTGCCCCACCATTGTATTACCTGCACCTTTGATATGGAATACTTCTTCACTCGAATAAATACCTGCTAATTTTAATGGCTCATAGTTTATAGTGTACCATAAATTTTTAGTATCAGTATCGTATTGAGGATAAACAAAATTAGAATCTACATAGTGAATTTCTTCTACAAATCCGCTTGAATTTCTTACTATATAACCATAACCATTACCCCTACCGATTGCATCTTTTAAAATGGAATATTTTATATCAAATGGAATTGCATAACCATTAGGCTTTTTGTTTAATAATTGATAAGCATTGTTTTTTGTAATCCTTGTTTTGTTACCATTAGCTTCTGTTTTGATAACTACATAAGGTAACTTACTAATGTCTTCGCATATGTTACGAATACAAGCATAATAAGTAGCTAATTGATTTACTGACCTCTCATTAACTACTTCACCACTTTTTGAATAGCCACTAAAGAAATTAGATTGAGGCATCCCATTAATACCCGTTGCAGGCATTAAATTTGTAGGTGTTTTCTTCCTAAAATTAATTATTGGTAAATACTTTGTAAAAAAGTTAGCCATATACGCTACAAAATTGCAGCATATTTAATTAACTGAAGTTAACTATTTAATATAACCCGAAAAACTTTGATTTTGAAGCCTTAAAGGAGTTGTAAGACTTATATTTATACTGTCTATATTTGGCAAAATACTCATTTTCTAAATGATTATATGCTTCCTCACCATTCTTAAAGTATGGTAAAAGTTTAAAGAATCGGCTAAAATAGCCTTTGATTTGAGTTAAATCGTGTTTGTTTTCAGGTATTACACTCATATTATCTTACTTTAATGAAAAAATATTCCTTTTCTACTGGCTTTTCTACTTGCGATTGCATATAAGCAGCTATCGCCATAACATTAGCGACTGGTCCATCGACTTTATTATCGTTATTTGATTTATCAATTTTCATATTACCTGCTGCATCTCTTAATATTAAAATGTTGCCCATCATCCACCGCATAACTGGATTATATCCATGATTCAATTCTTTATTAAGTATCATCCGCTCAAATTCGCTTGTAGGTGCGCCCATGCTCATAAATCCTTGCCCGAATGGTGTCATCTCAATCCCATCTTGAGTTAATTCTGTTACTAATGTTGTGGCAAATGCCCTATCATAATTGATGAACTTGATTCTAAAATTCTCATTACAGAAATTAATTGCATTTCTTATAAGTTGATGATCTATAACATTGCCATCAGTGAGGTTAATTAATCCATTTTCTGACCATTCTAATAGGTTTGAATAGTTTCTCTTATGCCTTTCTTTTGCTGTTAGTTCAGGTAGCCAAAAGTAGTATAAACATTTAAAGTCCTTTTCATCCCCTATTGGTGGAAACAATAAACATAAAGAACTAAAATCTTGAGATTTACTTAAATCCAATCCACCATAACAATCTCGACCTATTAAATCTTGAGCATCAAAGTGAGTACCACACAACATATAGTTTTCATCACTTATCCATGTGGTTGCGGTGTCGGTCCATACGTTTAAATACTTGGTTTTAAAGTTTATCTCTTTTGTTCCACTCGCAAGTGCATCGATTAATTCAGATTGTAAAAACGATTGTTTAACTGATACACCTAAATTTGGATTAGCCTTTGCCCATGTGTTCGGGTCTTTCCAGTCATCGCCTTCATCAATGGTAAATATAATAGTGAAATATCTATCATTCTCAATTTTACCATCAAGTATTTCTAAACAATATTTTCTTTCACGATAACATGGTGAATTTTTATTAAATCCTGCGGTTGTAATTACATATAATAGTGGGTCTATTGTTGCACCCATACCCGATATAATTACATTATATATATCATCTGTTTTATGTGCGTGAAATTCATCTATAATAGCTATGCTTGGTTTTAATCCATCTAAGTTATTAGAATCACTTGCAAGTGCCTTCATGTTATTAGTATCATAACCCTCTGAAATATTAAACATCTCATATTGTGTTATTCTTACAATGCCTTCATCTCTTTCTGTTAGCCATGAGTTTCTAGCCATTTGTTTAGCTGCATTATAACAGATATTTGCTTGGTCCTTTGTGGTCGCTGCTACATAGATATGTGCATCTTTTTTCTCATCATCGGCTAATCCCAACAATCCGATGGCTGCTAACTTTGCTGTTTTACCATTCTTTCGTGGCACTTCTTCATAAGCCTTTATAAATCGCCTTTCACCATTCTTATAATAAAATCCAAATACATTTACTAGACAAAACTTTTGCCATGACTCTAAAATGAATTGAGTTCCATCTACATGATTAATTGATTGAATAAAATTAATTGCAAAGTTTGCTTTTTCCCAATCCAAATAAATATCCTTTCGTTTCAAGTCTTTATTAAAACGCTTAACCGCTAATTTCACATACTTGCAGGATATGATGGTATCATTTAAGACATCTTTACAATAGTTCTGTATTTCGTTTTGTAGTATCAATTTTGCGCTTTTTCTATTTTAATGGAAGTTTGGTTTTTATTTTCCCTTAGCAGTTTTGAATAAATATTTTATGTGAATGGTTTTTAACCTATCTTACTTTCTTGTTTCAATGATGCTAATTTTGTAATCTTAGCTTTTACACCGCTTTTAATTTTAGTCTTAGGTGTTAATCCTATCTGCATAGCTGCTTTCATCATTGAATTAAAATATCCTTGTTGCAGTCCAAATAAAGGATTAGGTATTGGTGTTCCATTACCTGCATAAGTAATCAATCCCTCTTGTTGAAGTCTTATTTCGGCTGATACCCAGTTCCCATAATTACTACAATAAGTAATCATAACCCACTTTTCTGCTTCGCTCAATTTGCCTGATTTTATAAATTCATCATGCTTTTCAATCCACTCTAATTTACCATATTGGTTATTCTCTAAAATGGTTGGAATCTCTATGTTTTTGTCTGTTTTTTTGCTCATTTTTGCTATATAATTGATTTTGACCCACCTATACCGACATAATATATATAAAATAAATTAAACAACGGTTACAAGGTAGCTACATATTTAAACTTTTTACCCCATACCCCCTAAATCTTGAGGCATTAACTCCTTTATATCGTTCTCCCAAATGTTATCTATCATCTCATAGATGAAGTCTCTTTGACTATCCATGTACTGGTCCTTAATGTTAGCCTCAATGAATGTGTTCTCTACGTTCTTAATGAAGTAGTTTAACTTAGGTAGTGATTGTCTTATTGCTTCCTTCATCATGCCATCACTTATTAGGTGTTTATCACTCCATACATAGTTCAGGTGTTCGGTTGCTGCCTTTGCTAACCAATACGCTGATAGTATATTCTTTGCTTGATTGTCTATTCTGTTTGCTTTCATTTCCTTAATCTGTTTTGTATTTCTTGTCCTCGCTTGATGTCATCACACTCTTTGCATAACCCTTGTAGGTTTGTCTTATCGAGTGGGCTTTCTTTGTATTCTTGTACTGGTATTATGTGGTCAATTACTTTAGTTAGTCTTACCAATCCTTTTGCATTGCAACTTACACATATAGGCTGGTCTTTTATTATCTCTGCTCTTAGGCTTCGCCATTCCTTTGAATGATAGTTGAATGTATTCTTACCATAACTTGACCAACTGCTACTCCTTTCGGGTATGTGTTGCCATACTTTCTTCTTTGGTTTAGGTGCTATTGGCATATCTTTAAGTAGCTAATTAGTTCTTGCTCTATCTGCTCATAGTTGGTTAGGCAATATGCTGATGTCTTATTTGCGTTTAGTCTGCATGGTTTGTCACCATGAATAAAGCATGGACATAATGAACACATGATGACATCAATCGAATATGTATGATAATAGTTCTTTGTTCTACTCGCTGCGCTAAATGCAGCATACAAACCTAATGCACTCAATCCAAATCCTTCACGTATATGAATAGCTGATGTATCTACACTAATCACAAACTTATATGTTGATAGTGCTTTGATGTATTCTTTGGTGGTCCAATTCATCATGTGGGCTATATCTACACCTTTAAAGTAAGGTAGTGCTAATTGCCTTAATGCTTCACCATCTCCAGTTCTATTAATAGTTGAGGATTCACTAACTATCAAACACCTATCTATTACTTCATTATGTGGTCTTATTAGTTGTGGTCTACCTTCTATTAATTCTCTACCTATTGAGTTGCTAAATATTTTATACCAATCATCTTTACTACCCAATTCGATTGCATCTTCACCTTGCATTATACCGATTTTACTTAGCTTAGTTATAAATTCATTGTAAGAATTAGCTGTGAATATTGGTTCATCAAAGTGTTTCCCTATTGGTTTATTAATGAATAAATCTAATATAGGTATAAACTTCTTTGAGGTTAAGAATATTGTTTTAGGTGCTATCCCACAAAGAATACTCATTGCTACTATATCACCAATGCCACCGCTTCTAACCAATAATAAATACTCTTGATTAGCATACTTCGGTAGGTCCTTAGTATTAATAAGGTTCACACAATTAACTGGCAGTTTAGATAAATTAATTTCATCCATCCAATATACTCCATGTTTCTTTAAATGTGCTACGTTTTGCCTAAAGTGAACTAGATAGTAATTCATTCATCAGGGTTTAGTAATGCAAATATTTCGTCTTCTCGTTCCATTGTTGCAAAGTTAGTTATAATTTCTCAATTTCTTTTTTTACTTCAATCCAAAAGTTGTTATTGCCTTTTTCAGTTTGCATAATCCAAACATTGTTTTGTTCAATTATAAACTCTATTGCGGCTAATGCACATCTTTTAGCATCTTTTTTAATTCGATTGTTTCGGTACTTGTCATTAGGTGGATACCATTTTAAATCTGAAACAAAATCATACTCTAAAATTATTGTGTATTTTAGAATCATTGCGGCTGCTTTTTCTTTTGGTGTTGTCATTGTTAGTCCTTTCTTTTTTCGTTGTATTCTACTTTATCTTTCATTACTTGCTGCCAATCTATTCCGAAGTGTTTAGCCATTGAAAAGCATACAAGCATTATGTCTATTAGTTCTTTGTCATCAATATCTTCCACATAATAGTCGTTTGTATAGCTGTTTTTAAATTCTTTGACCTCTTCAACTATTTTATCAAGAAAATCACTTAAATCTGTTTTCATTGTTATCTGCCCACGTTTAACTTGAGCAGCATAGTTGCGGTCTATTAGTTGTTGGATGTCGGTTTTATTTTCCATATTTTTCGTTAAAGTATTGTTCTGCTGATTTTGGACAATCAATTCTTGAATCAACTGAAAATTGACAAGTGCTATCCTTATAAGATTCAATAATCTGTTGCTTTTCCATTGCTTTGGCTTGTTCAACTAAAGTACTCATACTAATTTCCCCAAATTCAATGTCTTGCCAATTCCATTTAATTTTATCTGCTAACCATTCAACTGCGGTGTTTTTTACTTGTTCCATAAGTCTTCTATCGTTATTTGTTTTGCCATGTTAATTACTTCTTTTGATTCCATTGTGATGGTTTCTTTTTGTGCGATTAGCTTTCGCCTCAATAAGATGTCATTTGTCTTTGACCTGTATTCCAAGTCTTCGATGACATAATCAAACGCTTCTTCAATATTAGAGGTGTATTCGCTTTCGGTTAATTCATCCCTTGCAACTAATATTTTATATATGTCTCCGATGCTCGGTTCATACAATCCAAATACACCCGATTTCATATAGGTAGATTTCGCATGATTCATAAATTCATCCCTAATTCTTATCTTATCTTCGGCAGTGTATTCCTTTATAGGCTCAATTCTTGGTGTGGAACGTATTTTTAACGCCTCTGCTCGCTTTTCTTCACTCATGTATGACTTAATCCATTGGTGAAATGTTACGATGTTTAAACCGAAATATTCACCATATTGCTTTCTGACTCCATTTTGGAAGCATAAGTCCAATTCATCAATTTTTAAGTTAATAAAGTATCGTTTGATTTCGTTAATCACCCCATTGGATAGGCTCATTAGTTCCTTTGATTCGATAACCTTTCCGCAGTCGATGTAGGTCTTTGCAAGTGTTTTAATCACTCGGTCTTTAAGTTCATTTTGCTGCATATCAACTATTAGTTTCGAATTGAGTGCAGTTAAGTAGTGGTTGTTTTGTTTGATTAGATTCATTTTAAAATGGTAATTTATTTTTTGTTATTTCTATTTTTTTTGCAAATGTTTTTAGTTTTTTCATTCCATATCTACGCTGCCCATCCTGAACACATATACAGCCATTATAGCTACGTTTATTAATTTTCTTGCCATCTTTATTATACCAGTTACCATCTTCATAATAACCGCTAAAATATGGTTCAAATATATATCTTATTATAATTATATCTTTCATTTTGAGTTACAAATCTATAATAAAATTACGACTATACATTAGTTATAAGCAATGCCAAGAAACGACACCCTAAAATAATGTGAGCTGACTGACAAAGTTTTCATAACGCTTATTTTGATTATTAAAATGGTCTTTGTCAATTTCAAAGCCGACAAAGTTTAGCTTATTTTTTTGAGCCGAAATACGACTTGAACCACTACCCAAATGAGTATCTAAAATTTTCATTCCTTCGGTTGCATATTTAGAAAAAATCCAGTCATATAAAGTAATTGGTTTTTGTGTTGGGTGTATTCGATTATCTTGTGTTGGGTGTTTATCAAATTTCTTACAAGTTCCATCTAATTAAGTCCAAGCCATTTCATATTGAGCAAAAGAAACTTCATCACTAAATTTTTTATCCCACATAAGCCAACAAGCACTATCATAAGGCATACGGCTAATAAAATGATTTGCACCCCAAACAATTTGATTTTTTGATACTCTAAACAACTCGTAAAAGTATTCAAGTGGTGGCGGCTCACTATCCCAATCAGCTTTTTTGTAATCCGACTTTTTATCGCCTTTTCTTCGACCCATTGAATGATTTATATTTATTCCGTATGGTGGGTCAACTACTGCTAAATCAAACCACTTATCGGGATATTCTTTCATTCCTTGTATGCAATCCATTTCGTAAACCTCTGACAAAGGAGAACCCGAAAAGGCACTGCTTATAACAGGGGTTTTGCAAAAGCAAGGCATTTGTGGTGTATTGAGCATTTGTTCTTTATTCAACATTTGTACTAATTTTAAGCATTTGTAATTCTAATTCCTTGCCTTCGCAAAGCCCTAATCCGTTATCTGCTATACAATAGTTATTCATCCTGCAACATATTAAGTGCCTCTTTTGCGCTATTAACCATGCTTTCCATTTTGCTTGATTGACCAGTTGATATTGTTTTCCCTTTGCTGAAATCGCTCTTTGTCCATCTTTCTAATCTTCTATTTAAGTCCCAAGTCTTTTCTAATTCTTGTCTGAACTTAGTATTTGATTTATTTGGCTCGGTCCAATATCCATAAAATTCATTTAATACCTCTCTACCATATTGAGGTAAAAATATTTGGAGTGTGGAAGCAAATTTTAATTTGCGTTCTTCTATATTATTAACCTTTACCTTAACATTATCATTATCCTTATCATTATCCTTATCATTATCGGGTTTTTTGGGTTCTTGAAAACCCACTGGGTTATTTGGGTTTATTTGGGTTTCTACTTTTGGTGGTCTGCCGCCTTTGATTCCATTGGTTTTATTCCTTTCAATAACACTTAAATACTTTTCATTATCAAGTCTAAATTGATTTTTAAAGAATAAAAAAGCCATGTATATGGATGATGTATTCAATGGTTCTATACCATCAATTTGATATTGAAATATTGCATCAAGTAGGTTTCCCTTATCTTCACTGCTTAATCCTTTTATAGGTTCATAAAAAGACTTATA